GCCAACTTTCCTTTTGGACGAAATTGGATTTCGATTTGGTAATTCAATTTGGTAATCCCAGGCCGTAGCACCCCATGAAGGGCCGGAAACCAAAACCGGCGGCGATACGGGCTCTGCATCGCTCCAGGACGCGCCCGCATCATCACGATGAGACAACCATTCCCACTGGAAATTCTGATGTCGCTGGTGAGCCAGAGCCCATTTGCGCGCCACCCGGGCTGGTCAAGGCCGAGCGGGTCTACTGGGACCAATTTGCGCCCCTCCTGGCTGGCGCCAAGGTGCTCACGCCCGCCGATGTCGAGACGCTAGCGGATTACTGTCGGGCCTGTGTGGCCGTGGACGAGCGCGGCCGTCGGCTCCGGACGGCGTTCCGGAAGAGGGTCCTCGACAACCAGACCGTGCGCATGCTCGATAGCCAGCTACGGGGATGGATCGAGAAAAAGACCCAGCTCGCTGGAGAGCTCGCCTTAACGGCGATTTCGCGAACGCGCGTCGCTTGGTCGGGCCACGGTCAGAAGATCGATCTGGAGAAGAAACCGACATCAAAGCTCGCGCAGCTCCAGGAGCAAGCATTGACGTTGAGGCGGCCAATGGCGGTGAAGTAAAAGATGGATCGAGGTGCGCGGCGTGGCAGGGCCCGGCAGGGCTCGGCCAGGCGCGGCAGGGCTTCGGCAAGGCTTGGCCGGGCACGGCAAGGGGTCGTATGACCAGGAGAAAAGACGAATGAGAACCTACAAGGTGACACTGACCGGGAAGACTGATCTGTTGATGCACGCTGACGATATCGATTGGGCTGATCGAATGGATGATTGGAAGAACGATCCGAAGAATAGGAAAGGATCTCGCGCCGGCGACGATCGCTCGCCGGCATTCCGATGGCTCGGATCGCTGTACCACAACGGTCAAGTCATTGGCCTTCCGAACGACAATTTGATGCGCGCCTCGATGGAAGGCGGTGCGATGGTTCCCGTTCCGGGCGGAAAGAACGGCAAGACGTTCAAGGCCCAGACGCAAAGCGGGATGCTCGTCGTCGGAACGCACTGGTCGCTGCTTATCGGATCAGAGAATCGCACTATCCAGGTTTCAGAAGTGCACTCCCTGAAGACAGAAAAGGACTTTGCGAAGCATCGGGCGTTCGTCGAAAGCCTAGGATTCTCGCTGTTCGTTAAACGCGTCAAGATCGGGCAGTCCAAACATGTCAGGGTGCGTCCGCTGTTCTCAAACTGGTCAGCGACCGGCCACGTCAGCGTGTGGGATGACCAGATCACCCAGCAGGTTTTGGCGGATATCTGGTCATACGCCGGAAGCTACAAGGGCATTGGCGATTGGCGGCCCGGGGGAAAAACACCTGGACCATACGGAATGTTCGGCGCGGAGGTCACCGAAAGCTAGGCGTAGGCGTGGCTCGGCACGGCATGGCTAGGCGTGGCGCGGCTGGCTTGGCGAGGCCTCGGCGTGGCATGGCGAGGGGCTGTATAGCCTATATGGAGCGTGAACACATGACGATTGCAAAGAACCCGGCAACAGAAGTCGATGTGGCGAGGTTGATGTCCGTCTATCCAGACATCCTTCCAGATGGGCGGCGGATCACCCACGAGCAACTCGAATCCGTACTCGGTATGTCCAGGCTGACCTCACGATACCGGACCGTGACGAACCGCTGGCGACGGCTGTTGTTCACCGAACGTCGCGTGTTTCTCGACGGTCGCATCGGCGACGGGACAGGGTTCATCGCGCTGACGCCTGACGAAATGGTGCGGTTTGCGAATCGTGAAGTTCGGTCGGCCGGTCGGAAGTTGCAGAAAGCGATCGCGGTGGCTTCAGCTCCGAACGACGAGCAGTTGAGCGCCGATATGAAGAAGTACAGACAGTTGCTCGAAGCAGCAGCGATGAAGATCGCGCACGAGCATCGGTCATCCCTCCGAGAGGTCGGCAAGGGGCTACAGCCGATGAAGCAACTACCGAGGGTCGCTGGTTCATAACAGTGAAACTCACGCACCGCGTTGATCGTTATGCCCTCGACGTCGACGACGGGCGAATCGTAGCAGGCCCGCTCGTGCGCCTGGCCTGCGAGCGCCACCTCCGCGATCGCCACGCGGCCGCGAAGAAGTCCGGGCACCAGCTCGGGCTGTTCTTTCACGACGCGGCCGCCAATCACATCATCGAATTCTTCGAAGGTGTGCTCCGCCTACCGGACACGCTCGACGAATACGGCGACCCGATCCCCTTCCTGCTGACGCCGGCGAACACGTTCATCGTCGGATCGATTTTCGGGTGGAAGATGCCGGATGGGTACCGGCGTTTCCGCGAGGCCTACGTCGAAGAGGGCAAGGGAAACGCGAAGACGCCGATTGCGGCTGGGATCGGGCTCTACGGCCTGGTCATGGACAACGAGATGGCGGCCGAGATTTATTCCGTCGCGACCGGGATTGAGCAGGCGCGCATTTGCTGGCGTGATGCCGATCGCATGGTCGACGCCTCGCCCGATCTGTACGAGCTCATTTACAAGAGCGCTGACAATCTCAGTTACGCCGCCACCTATTCGTGGTTCAGACCGTTGACGAAAGAGAAGCGCGGGAAGTCTGGACCGCGGCCGCACTTCGTGTTCTTCGACGAGGAGCACGAGTATGCCGATGCGGTCGTCGTGAACAAGATGCGCGCCGGCATGAAACGCCGGAAGCAACCGCTGTCGCTCGGCATCACGAACAGCGGGTTCGACCGGACCTCGATCTGTTGGCAGCACCACGAGCACGCGCGGAAGATGCTCGAAGGCATCGTCGACGATCAGCGTCTCTTCGCTTTTGTGTGCGGACTGGATAAGGACGACGACCCCCTGACCGACAAAAGTTGCCACATCAAGGCGAACCCGAATCTCGGAATCATCATTCAGCAGGACTATCTCGATCGCCAGGTCGAGAATGCGACGAACATCCCGAGCGAAACGAACATGGTCCTGCGGCTCAACTTCTGTGTGTGGACGAGCCAACATACGCCGGCCTGGGATATGAACAAATGGCGCGAGTGTGGCGCGTTGACGGTCACGGACGAGGAGCTCGTCGGCGCGCCGTGCTACGGAGGTCTCGACCTCGGGCAAACGGATGACTTCGCCGCCTGGGCGCGCCTCTGGGAGCTCGACACATGCTGTGTGTTGAAGATGCGATTCTGGCTCCCGCGAGCGGCATTGGCGAAGTACCCCGATCGGCCGTACGCAGAATGGGAACAAGCCGGCATCCTCACCGTCACGGAGGGCGATACGACCGACGATGACCTGGTCGAGGAAACCGTGCTCGAGGATGCCCGGAACGATGGGGTGCTCGAGATCGCCTACGACAAACGGTTCGCCCATACGATCGCGCTGCACTTGCAGGCCGCGGAGATCACGATGGTCGATACGCCGCAGGGGTTCGGGCTGAATGAGTCGATCCGCTCCGTCTCAAAACTCATCGCCGGCGTGCAGCTCGCCCACGGGAACAACCTCGTGATGACGTGGATGATGGATAACTCGGTGCTCCGGAACGGGCGGAACAAACAGGTGCGGCTCGACAAGGAAGCGGCGAAAGAGAAGATCGACGGTCCGAGCGCGCTGGTCATGGCGAACGCGCGGCGGATCGCGCAGCCGCCCGAATTGCCGGCCGAGGATCCGGTGTTGGTGGTGATATGAGCGAGTCAAAACGCGGCCGCAAGCCACTCGTGGAAGGCGACATCCCCGCGCGCCTCCACGTCACCGTGCCGTCGAAGGACTATGATCGCGCGCAGCAGATGGCGCAGCGCCAGAACATCTCGGTGCCTGAGGTGGTCCGGCGCGGCCTCGCGCGCGTCCTGTCGGATGAAGCCGACGATGAATGAACCTTCAGGCTTATACCTACCGGTATATTACCTTCGGGTAATATCTCGCTGAGGGTCCCCATGAAACGACGAGCGTTCTTCGGATTCCTTGCTGCGCTGCCCTTCCTGCGGCCGTCGGCCCAGAAGCGCTGGGGCCCGGTGGACGTGCATCGGCATCACGCGCTGCAGCACCGGGGCATCCATCTGCACGTCTACCACGAGGGGCAGGATGTTACGCGGCGGTGCTTTTTCGCCGACGACACCGACGGGCGCGCGGGCCTGTATCTCTTGAACGCCGACGGGCGCAGATACATTGACCGAACGCAGGGACGCGCCGCGCAGGAGTGGGTGACCGGGATCGAACTGCGCCTCGGCGCACCGCTCTGGTGATGATGCAGGCGGGTCGGTGCCCAGCCGGGCCTCATAAGCCCAGCACGCGGAGTTCAACTCTCCGGCCTGCTACCACAGCCGCCGAATAAACAGCCCAAAAATTCCCGCCTTCGTCCAGTTGCCCCACACTGACGCGTGTGGCGTCGTAATGCTGCGCTGGCTCTGCTGGTGGCGACCGCCGTCCTTGCTGCGGCGGGTCACCGTCAATTTTCGGCATTCCGAGTCGGAGGCGATCGAGGGCGTGCTCTGGCAGCAGCGCGGGATGTGGTTCATTCTCCGCGATTGTCATGCGCTCAAGGCAGGACACGTCCCCCTCAAGATGGACCCGCACGAAGTCCACATCCCGCGCGCGAACGTCGCGTATTTCCAGGTGGCGCCGTGATCGTCCGCACGTTCGACGGTCTCCAGGCGCTGACGACGCCGACGCCGACATGGGCCACGTCGTCGCCCGCGACGCTCTCGCTCTACGACTCCCGCCAGGCCTATGCCCAGATTTACCGCAGCCAGCCGAACGTCCGCATCTGCGTCGACTTCCTCGCGCGCAATATCGCCCAACTGGCCCCGCACCTCTTCCGGCGCGTGTCCGACACTGACCGCGTCCGTCTCGAGGAGCACGAGCTCGCGCGCTGGCTCGCGAAGCCGAATCCATCGACGCGGCGCTACCGCCTGATCGAAACCCTGATCGGCGACCTCGGGATCTATTTCGAAGCCTTCTGGTTGAAGGTCCGGTATCGCGACGGAGCCGGGCGGCCAGCGATCGGGTTGGTCGGCTTGCCGCCGGAGGAAATGAGGATCTACGGCGGGCTCCTGCCCACGCTGTTCGAGTGGACCTCCAACGGAGTGAAGCAACCATTCCCGCCGAGCGAAATCGTCTACTTCAACGGCTACAACCCGACGGTGCGGCTGCGGGGGCTCTCGCCGCTCGAGACGCTGCGCCGTGTGCTCGCCGAGGAAGCCGCGGCCGGCGACCACCGCGAGTCGTACTGGCGGAATGCGAGCCGCATGGAGGGCATCTGGGAACAGACCAAGGACGCCCCCAACTGGACGAAGGAACAGCAACAGAGTTTCCGCGAGCAGTGGCAGGAGTTCGCCGGCAGCGGATCGAAGGTCGGCATGACGGCCGTCGGCCCGAGGGGCATGGTCTACAAGCAGGCCTCGTTCAGCGCGCGCGATTCCGAATATACCCTCGGCGGAAAGCTGCGACGCGAGGTCTGCGCGGCCGCGTACCACATTCCGCAACCGATGGTCGGCATCCTCGACCACGCGACGTTTTCCAACATCAAAGAGCAACACAAGCATCTGTATCAGGACACGCTCGGCCCGTGGCTCGAGATGATCCAGCAGGAAATCGAAGGGCAGTTATTGATCGAATGCCAAGATCGGGACGGCGTGTACATCGAGTTCAACATCGCGGCGAAGTTGGCCGGGAGTTTCGAAGAGCAGGCGTCCTCGCTGCAGGCGCTCGTCGGGCGGCCGATCATGACCGCGAACGAAGGGCGCGCGCGCATCAATCTCCCTTCGATCAAAGACGACCCGAGTGCGGATCAACTCGCGGCGCAACAGGGCGGCCCGGCGGCGACCGACCAGACACCGCCTGGGCCCGGCGCGGCACCGCCGCCCTCATCGGCCACGCGCGGGCAGTCGATGCCCGGCGACGACGGAACCGCGGCCGCCATTGAGATCGGCCGCACGCTCGAAATCTGGGAAGGCCGCGTGCGGTCGCACGTCGCGCGCGTCCCGCTGGCGGACCGGGCGCAGGCCTTCGATGCACGCTGGTCCCACGAGCTCTTCGCCGACCTGACCGCCGTGGTAGAGGAAGACCAGGCCCGCGTCATCGTTCAGCGCGAAGTGGCCGCGCTCGCGCGGGCCCTCGAGGCGGAGGCACTCAGTGATGTCTGACAGGCTGACCGATCTGCGGTACGCGCACATCGTGAGCTTCGTGATCGAGCACCCCTGGGCGATCACGCGCCCGATGCTCCGCACCATCGCCGGGATCATCGGGCGCCGGGCCGCCGGGAAACAGGCGACCTCGGAGGAGATCGAGGCGGCACTCGTCAACCGCAAGGCCCTGCCACAACCGACCGGCGGCGGCATCGCGATCATTCCGGTCTACGGCGTCCTCGTGCCGCGCGCCAACGTGATGAGCGACATGAGCGGGGCGACCTCGTTCGACATCTTGACGGCGCAGCTGCGCGAAGCGATGGGCACGGCGAGCGTCACGACCATCGTGCTCGATGTCGATTCGCCTGGAGGCAACGCCGCGGGCGCCACCGAATTCGCGCGCGAGGTGCTGAAGGCGCGCACGAAGAAATCCATCATCGCGGTCGCCAATTACACGATGGCCTCGGCCGCGTACTGGGTCGCCGCATGCGCCACCGAAATCGTCGCCAGTCCGTCGGCGAGTGTCGGCAGTATCGGCGTCTACGCGATCCACGAGGACCTCACCGAAGCCCTCAAGATGGAAGGCATCAAAGAGACGGTGGTCGCCGCCGGGAAATACAAGACCGAAGCTGTCGAGGGCATTCCGCTGTCGCCGGAAGCCGAGGCGTTTCTGCAACACCGGGTCGATGAAACGTACGCGCAGTTCGTCGGCGACGTCTCGCGCGGCCGCGGGGTCCCGATCGCTGACGTGCGCAACGGGTACGGCGAGGGCCGGACGCTGAGCGCCCAGGAAGCCCTCGGGCTCGGCATGGTCGACAAGGTCGCCACCCTGGATGAGACACTCGCCCGCCTGATGAACGCCCCCGCGAAGAGCGGACAGGCGGCCCAGTTGCGTCCAGCCGCTGACACGATCCAGGAGCCACCGCCCGCGGTGGCCACGGTCCAGGATCGGCGGTTGGATGCGTGGCTCGAACGACAGGCCCTGGAGCAGGTCACGGCTGCCCTCAGCGCCTGAGGATAGGAAGAATCGTCATGAATATCGCTGTACTCGAGGAAGACCTGCTCAAGAAGACCGGGCAGATCGCCGCACTGGTCGAAAAGACCGGCCGCGAGTGCCAGGCCTACGAAGAGAAGGACAAAGACGGCAAGACGGTCGTCAAGGGTCGCCTGATGACCGACGACGAGCGGAAAGCGATTCAGGTACTGCTCGACGAAGGGAAAGCCATCAAGACGAATCTCGAGGCCGCGAAAGGCGACGCGAGTTTCGCCGCGGAGCTCGCGAAGCTCACCTCCGGACTGACGGCCGTCCAGGCCGCGCAGAATCTGCCCCTCTCGCCCAACAAGGTCCAGCGCGTGCTCAAGTCGCTGGGGCAGCAATGGGTCGAGTCACCCGCCTTCGAATTCTTCCGGCAAGGGCATCACCGATCGAGTTCCGCGTGGCGGTCACCGAGCGTCGAGCTCCACGCGACGACGCTCGACGAAACCTCGGGATCGGGCGGGCCGCTGATCATCACCCAGTACCAACCGGGCATCCTGCCGTTGCTCTTCAAGCGGCTGGTCGTCGCGGATCTGATCGCGCCCGGGTCGACCGATTCGAACTCGATCACCTACATGAAAGAAACGACCTTCACCAACGCCGCGGCGACGGTGGCGGAAGGGGCGGCCAAGCCCGAATCGACCCTCGTCTTCGCGCAGGTCTCCGACCTCGTGCAGAAGATTGCGCACTGGCTGCCTGTCACGGAGGAGATGCTCGAGGACGTCTCGGCGATTCAGTCCTACATCGATGCGCGCCTGCGGCTCGGCGTGCAGCTGGCCGAAGAGGATCAGCTCCTCAACGGTAACGGCACGCCGCCGAACATTCGGGGCATTCTGAATCGGACCGGCCTGACCGCGGCGCAAGCACGCGGGGCCGACACGAACGCCGACGCGATCTTCAAGCAGATCACCACGATCTCGACGACCGCGTTCGTACAGCCGGACGGCATCGTGATCAATCCGACGAACTGGCAGACGATCCAGCTGGCGAAGGACGCGAACGGCCAGTACTACGGGGCTGGTCCCTTCGCCCCGCCCGGACCGACGCGGCTCTGGGGCCTGCCGGCGGTCACGACACCGACGATCGCGGCCGGCACGGCGCTGGTGGGCGATTACGCGGGGAGCTCGCAGTTCTTCCGTCGCGGCGGCTTACGGGTCGAGGCGTCGAACAGCCATCAAGACTTCTTCGTGAAGAACCTCGTGGCAATTCGAGCAGAGGAACGCGGGGCCTTAGCAGTGTACAGACCCGCGGCGTTCGGTACGATCACGGGGTTGAACTGAGTCCTGAACTGACCGAGTCGATTTATGGTCACGAGGGAATGTCGCGCGTGTGGCACGCCGTTCTTGGTGCGGTATCCGTGTTCGAAGCGGAAGAACTGCTCTGCGAAATGTCGCGGAAGAAAGACCAAACAGCGGGCCGACGCGGGCATCAGGAAAGCACAGTGGATTGATGTTGAATGTGCCGGTTGTGGCAGGACGTTCCAGGTACCGCCACACCGGCACATTGCAAATAGGAAACGAGGTTGGAATTTGTACTGCTCGCCGGAATGTAAGGACACGAATCAGTTGGCGGGTGGTAGGCCCCCTAGCCGTCATGGCAAAGGGGCGCGCTATCTCACCGAGGAGGGCTATATCCGAATTTACGTTCCGCCGAACGAGAGGCCAAACGGGTCATCGAACACCTCGCAACTCGAACATCGCGTCGTGATGGCCCGGGTACTGGGCAGACCATTGTTGCCAACTGAGACCATCCATCACATCAACGGCGATAAGACGGACAACAGACCTGAAAACTTAGAACTTCACGCTGGGCGACACGGTCGCGGGTGTGGGTTGCGATGCCGCGAGTGCGGCTCGTACGACATCGAGGCGGTGCCGCTGCTGTCGTCGGCAAAGGAGAGTTAGAGAATGCCTTCGCCTCGCTACAACCCGACGTCGAACCAGATGGTTCGCGTCGATACGGATAACCCAGCGGTGATGCAAATCCGGCAACGGTTCACCGTGGCCCAGATCAATGCGGGGGCGACGGTCCTGGCGGCGGTGCCCGGCTTTGCGTATCGACTCATCGACGCTGCCATGATCGCGATCGGCGGGGCGGTGAGCGGCGCGACCGATGTGCGGCTGCTGGGCACGCGCGCGGCGGGCTCGGTGGCGCTGCTGGCCGTGGCCGTGGCCGCCTTGACGCAAAGCGCGCTCGTGCACGCGGGAGACGCGAACGCGACCATTCTGGCCGACGGCGCCTCGTTCACGCCGCTCGATGCCAACACCGCGATCACGATCGGCAAAACGGGCGGCTCGGCGGCGACCGCCACGCACGTCGACGTGATCCTGACGTACGCGCTTGAGTAGGACGTGGCCGACGGTTTGAATTGACACGACGTGGCCGTCAGGTGCGCAGCTGGCGGCCTTGGATTCGGTCGCGTTCGTCGTGGGGGGATGCACGCGCGCGGCCGAGTCCGCCATTTCCACAAGGTAGGAGACGCACCACATGGCACCGACAGAACCTGAAATGACTCCAGACCCGAACACATCGAAGCCGAGTCCGCCGGCGACGGCGCCCGGGAGCGCCTCGCCGCCTGCCCGCGACATGAATACGCCGGGCTGGAGCAACAGTCCGCCGGCGCCGACACCGGCTGGGGAGAAACCCGCGGGGGAATCCGGACCGCGCTGATGAGCCCGTGGTGGCGATTCGATCCTGGGCCGTGCCCGATATGCGGCGCGGCCCATACGGCCTGCCGCGGCAGTCGCGGACCCATTACGGTCGTGCAGCTGCCCGCCCGGGATGCGGCGGCGGTGGCGGCCCCAGGCGAGCTGCGGCCACCCGACCCGATGGCTGACCTCGAGCCGCCGCCGCTCGTCGCGGAACAGGTACAACAGGGACTGCCCGAGGGCGAAGTGACGTCTGGCACGTATCGACCAAAGAAACGACGCTGATGGGCGTGTTCATCGAGCCACCCTTCTGGGCCGGCGAGTTCTACGGACGGCCGTCGCCGCTCCCGCACGCGATTTCCCTGCTCGTCACGCCAGCGGTTGCGGTCGCGGCGTCCTCGGTGGCGAATCCGACCGTCATCACGACGACCACGCCGCACGGGTTCGTGTCCGGCGACACGATCGCGATCGCCGGCCATCTCGGATCCACGCCGGCGGTCGATGGGTCGCGCGTCGTGACGGTCCTGACGCCGACATCATTCTCGATTCCGCTGAACGTCACGGTCGGCGGGACGGGCGGCACCGTGACGCGCACGGTCGCCGTCGAACCGCTCACGCTGGCGGAGGGCAAGCTGCGCGCGGGCCTCGACTGGGCCGACGGCGACGCGCGCGATGGCCTGATGACGGGCTTCATTGCGTCGGCGCGCCACAAGGTCGAGCAGGACACCGGGCTCGCGCTGCTCACCCAAACCCGCGACATCTACTTCGATGCGATGCCGCGCTGGCGCTGGCGGACGCCGCTCGAGCTCCCGGCGCACTCGCGCCCGCTCCAAGCGGTTACCTGGATCAAGTACACGGACACCGGCGACGTCCTGCAGACGCTCGATCCGAGTCAGTACGTGGTCGACGTCGCGAGCGGCCGGATCGGCTTGTCCCTGAGTGGCATCTGGCCGCTCGATGTGCGGCCCTTCCAACCCTTCGTCATTCGGATCGTGTCGGGCTGGCCCACCGTGGCGCAGATTCCGGCGCCGCTGGTACACGCGGTGGGCTTGCTGACGGCCCATTACGCGACGGTCGGCCGGGATATCGCGGCCGTCGAGCGCGTCTCTGGCATCGAGGTGCCCTTTGGGTACCGCGAGGCCATCGAGCCCTATTGCCTCGTGTGGGTGGCCTGACCATGCCGGTGATGAGCATCGGCCCGACAACCGGCATCGCGGCGCGCCCGCATCGGATCACGTTGCAGAACCCGGGGACGCCCGTGCCAGACGGCAACGGCGACAGCGCGACCCCGTGGTTCGACCTGGCGCCGCCAGCCGTCTGGGCGAGGATCGCACCCGCAACGCAGGCGGTTCTGGAGCGCGTCGCGGCGGGCACCGCGATCGCGACGGCCTCGCACATTGTGACCATGCCGTACCACCCGCAGGTCACGACGCAAACCCGCATCACGTTCAACGGCCGCACGTTCTACGTGACCGGCGTGGCGAACCCAGAGGAACGGAACATCGAAACGATCGCCGTCTGTCAGGAGGTGGTCGCGTAATGGGTCTGCTCGAAATCATCATCGTGCTGCTCGTCTTGCTCTGGGCGCTCGGGGCCTTCGTCGTGCCGGTGGCGAGCATCGGCAGCCTGATTCATGTGCTGCTCGTGGTCGCCATCGTTGTGCTCCTCATTCGGCTGATCCAAGGGCGGCCCGTATGAGTCGCAATCGGTTCGTGTGGGATGGCCTCGCGGAACTCAAGGCGGCCCTGCGGTCTCTGCCGTCGGAGCTCGCCACCGATGCGTTGGAGATTGTGAACCGGCACGGCCTGCGGGCCGCCGACCGCGTGCGCGCGAATTACGAGGCGCATCGGCACACGGGCAACCTCGCCGAGCACGTCAAGGTGCAGACGGTCTCCGCTGGCCGCTTCGGGGCGGCCGTGGTCGTCAAGTCGACCGCCAAACACGCGTTCCTCTTCGAGTACGGGACGGCCGGGAAACATCGGTACACGACGAAGGGTGCGCATCGCGGCGTGATGCCACCGGCCCCGCCCACGCACGCCTTCGTCCCGGTGATGCAACAGGAACGGCGGCTGATGTACGGCGACTTCGCGGCCCTGCTCGAGCGCGCGGGCTTCGTGGTGGTGGGCCATGCCGCCTGATAGCAGCGACATCGATGCGGCGCTGCTCGCGAAGCTGAACTCCGATACGGAGCTCACTGGCTATGTGCAGAACCTCGCGTGGATGGACGAGGCCCCGCCGAAGTCGACGCGCTTCGTGATCGTCTCGCTGATTGATGAAGTGGACGAGCAGCAGTTCGAGCGTCGGTCGTACGAGGATGCGCTCTATCTCGTGAAGGCGGTCGTGCTCTCGACCGTCACGAACGCGAATGCGCTGGTCAAGAGCGCGGCCGCGCGGATTGATGCGCTGCTCGAGAACGGGACGTTGACCGTCAACGGCTATGCGTTGATGACGATGCACCGCGAGACGCGCATTCGGATCACCGAAGTCGATGAGGTCGACCCGACGGTGCGCTGGTTCCATCGGGGCGGCCAGTACCGCCTGGTGATGAGCACCTAAACGAAGAGGGAGTGGCCACATGGCACTGACGGCAGACATTCAACTCAGCGTGACGGGTCGGCATACCGGCGCCCTCGATCTCGGGACGCCCGTGCTGCCGTTCGCGCTGAGCAATCCGGTGAGCCTCGCCAACGGGACCGGCGCCGGGCAGGCCGATCGCGTGTTCACCGACGAGCGCACGTTGGCGGCGAGCGCGACGGAAGATCTCGACCTCGCGGGCGTGCTCGTGGACGCCTTCGGGCAGGCGATCACGTTCGTCAAGATCAAGGCCGTCATCATCAAAGCGGCGGCAGGCAACGTGAACGATGTGCAGGTCACCCGACCAGCCTCGAACGGGGTGCCGCTGTTTCTCGCGGCCGGCGACGGGATCGCCATCAAGCCGGGCGGGGCGTTCGCGTGGTACTGCAGCGGCACCGGTGTCACCGTGACCGGGGCCACCGGCGATCTGCTCACAATCACGAATAGCGGCGCCGGCACCGGCGTCACCTACGACATCGTCATCATCGGCACCTCGGCATAGGGAATCGTCGGGGGACACGAACCCACAGGGTGATCGGGGACACGAACAGCTGTATTGGGGGAGACGCTCATGCCTGTCGATCAACGTCTGCACGGCAAGAACGGCCGCATTCAGATGGACCCCGCTGGTGGGTCCAGCCTCGTCACGCTCGGCGACCTCAACGCCTGGTCGCTCGACATGGCGACCGATCGAGTGGAAGTCACGGCGTTCGGCGACACCAACAAGCATCGCGTGGCGGGCCTGCCGGATTACTCGGGCACGCTGGGCGGTTGGTGGAATGCCGTGGCGAGTTCATCGCCCGCCTATTTCGCCGCGGTCCTGGCCGGCCTGCCGGTGACGCTGCGGCTGATCCAGAACATCCTGGACCCGACCGTCTATTTTCAGGGGTTGGCCAACGTGGATGGCAGCGTCAACGTGAGCGCCACGGGGGCGATTTCCACCAGCGGCAAGTGGGACGCCGCCGGCAACTGGGCCATCGCCCCGTAACGGCGGATGTCTGGGCGCCCGATTCGGGGCGTCGTGGGACGGATCGACTGGGGCTATTTCGCAGCGGCCGCGATCAACGGCTACTCCGCGCGGCAACTCGCGGACGGCGCGTGGGCGCTGCATGCCACGGTGGTCACCTTCGACGCCTTCAAGATCCGTCAGCGTCCGCTCGTCTTCATCGCGCCGCACCAAGACGGGGAATGGCGCTGGCCGGTACGGACGATCGACCTCGGGGACGGTCCAGGGCCGCGTGAACTGCACGCGACCCTCGGGCAGCAGCTGCCGGAAATGATCACAGGGAGGCGGTGACGACCGATGGCCTCACGCTTTGTGAGCCCAGAGACCACGCGGCTCGAGATCTCGAACGGGGATTGGCTGCTCGTCAAGCGGCGCCTCACGCACGGCGAGCTCTCGGAGGCCTTCGAGCGCCGGTTAACGCCGACGGCAGACGGCTGGCGCATCAATCCGCTGATGACGGGCCTCACGAAAGTCATCGCCTATCTGCTCGATTGGTCGTTGCCGGAATACCCGATTCGCGGCAAATCGGTCGAGGATGTGACCGCCGCCCTCAACGCGCTCGACCCGGATGATTTCCTCGAAATCCATCTCGCGATTCAGGCGCACGAAGAGGCGGTGCAGGCCGAACGCGAGCGCGAAAAAAAAACCCCTACGCGCAGCAGCGCCGCCGCAGCGACGTTGCCCTCGCCCTCCGCTGCGGATGGCGTGTTGACTGGGTCCGCGACTTAGACCCGGATGATTACGAGGCTCTGATTGACCTGCTGCGGGAGCACGAATCGGCCCCCGCACACGAGTAACCCCGATGGCTCTGAGCGGCAAGTTCATCGCCGACTTCGGCAGTTTCTACGATGCCGTGCAGAAAGCCGAAGTGTCGCTCCGGTCGTTCGAGACGGGGGCCACCAAAGTTGAAGGGTCGC